TCTGATCTCCACCGCCCATAGACTGCGGAGAAACATCACGTCCAATGGCCGTTGACATTGCGGCAAGCGGATTGCTCCGCCCCATGAAATTGTTATCCATCAAGAACTGCTGGAATTTGATTTTCAAATCCTTAGAAAACCCCGGTGCGAAAATGCGGCTCAGTTCTTTTTCGATTTTGCTTTTCAACTTTTCAGCGCCGGTTATTTCAGCGTCACCAATATTGTATTCTTTGGGGCCAGCACCGCCAGCGTCAGCGCCAGCGGCGTCAATGGCATCTTTAGCTGCTGCGCTTTTCTCAGCAGCCGAGAGCGCTTTCACGTGTTTTACTCGACCATCTTTTCCAATTACCGACTCCCCTAGCCCGAATCTCCTTTCAATTTTGTTGAGACGTTTGAGCGCCTTTTCCCTATCCCAGACAGATTTATCATCAAGACCCTTCTTCAATCGCGCCATTGTCTTCATGTCGGTTTCGTCGGAACGTCTCCGATAAAAGTTTTCTCTCTCTTGGTAATGAGACTTCGCGTAACTACGTGCAGCTTTATCAAGGAGATCCGTTGCTATATAAAGAGCAGCAATAAGTGCGCCTACTCCAAGCGTCACCGCAGCAACCGAACCGGCAGCTGCCGTAGCGGTACCGCCCATCGCGGTAAAGGCTGCAACTGCCGCAGCCTGAAACGCAACGACCTTTCCAGTCGCGAACACCACACCAAGCGCGAAAGCAAGACCTTTGAGCGCTTCTTTATACTCCACTACAAAACTTATCATATCTCCAATATTATTGATCCATGAAGCTGCAGTTTCTTCAATCCCCTTCTGATTTTTTTCGAACCAGACAGTAAAAGCATCAGCCAATTCAAGAATCTTTGGAATCAGGTTAGTCCCGATCGTCTTGGCTGTATTGACGATCTTTTGTTTAAGTTGGCCCAACTTTTGAAGACCAGACGACATCTTAACATTAAACGCTATATCGAGTGCGCCACCAGCCTTTTCTAATTGCTTAATCCACTCTCGCATTTCGGGAATTGATTTACTTAACAATCCCATGAATTTTGAAGATGCCCGCTCACCCATGATCGCCCCGAGAGCAGCCGCCTTCGTTTTCGTTGTTTTATCCTTAAGAGCCGCAATGTAATCCTGCAAAACGTCAGGCATTGAACGCATTTCTTCATTTTGGTCATATATCGAAACTCCTAATTTATCGATCCAATATGCAGCTTCGCCGGTCGGTCTTGTTAATTTAGCAACGACCATCTTGAATGCCGTTCCGGCTTCCGAACCTTTGATACCGCCAGCAGCGAACAGCCCTAAGATACCAAGAGTTTCCTCCATCTTCATATTATACGCACCGGTAACAGGTCCCGCTTCACGCATTGCTGCGGTCAATTGAGGCAAGTTTGTTGCAGCAAGTTGGGTTGTTCTAAAAAGCTTGTCGGCTACTAGACCGGCTTGTGTCATCGGAATATTCAAACCCTTTGTCGTATCCGATAATTTTTCAATCGCATCACTTGGCATCAGACTACCGACCTTAGCCAACTTCAATCCAATTTCAGATAGCTCCATAAAGTCAGCAGTAAGAGCCTCAGCGCCAGTCGAAAGAACTTGATAGAAACCTTCATTGATGCTTTCAGCGCTCATATTCATCTGCTCAGAAAATTTTATTCCGAGATCGCCGAGTCCCTTCTCAATGTCGTCGAATTCTTTGCCAGTAGCAGTGACCATCGTCATTGTATTCTTGAGTGAGTCTTCAAACTTGAGGGCTGGGAGTACAAGACCGGCAATCATTGCCGCGCCGAAAGCCGCGAAATACTTACCTACGGTTCTGACTTTTTGGCCGAGCTTTCCAACAGCTTCGTTTACGCCTGTAACATTTTCCTTGGCACTGTCCACTGACGTAGCAAAAGCTTTCACCTTGCCGCTATCGACCTTGAAGCCCCAATGGGTTGTCAGTTTGCGAATAACACTCACGATCAACCCCCTTCTTGGTTTGCAGCTTCGACAATCATGTCCATAAAGTCGATTGCATCATTTGCATCTAAGAGGTCTGTCACAGACCAAAAACGTTCGATCTCTGCCAGTGAACCCTTATCAGCCAACACCACACGCCAAACCAACCATCTTTGTTTTAGGTGACTTGGGGGCCTGTAGCCTCTTCCACATCGCCGGCCGTTTCGGAACTGATCTCGCCAGGAATCGCTACGCCCTTGAAGATTGTCGCCATCAGAGCTATCGACAGCGTTTCCTTCAAGTCTGGCAAAAAATCCTCGAAGTTCGTCTCCAATACGAACAACATGACATCGGCAAGATGCTTGAGCTTACCAGCAAAATGAAGGTCAAAGGCGTCTTCACCCTGCATGACTTTACCATCAACCTTTACATTTTTACCAACGAGCCTGTGTATGAATACAGCGATGTTCTTCTCTGCCAATTGTCGAACAAGCGCTTCAATCGAATCGCCTAGTCCGGTTTCGGTACGGCCAAAACTTTCACCAAAAAACTGCGTTAACTCCGATAGGATGCTCAACCCTTCAGTGGCCGGAAACTGAGTACATTCGTACTCATGATCCCCGATAATCCGATCACGTGTTTCAATCATTTCGTTCTCCTACACGGCGCGGCGCAGGGTGGCGTCACGCGGTTTAGCTCCCGCCAAGGAACATCATGACATCGTCAGTATCAAACACCCACTCGCGTGCCCCACCGTCGCGGCCATAAGCCGCATCTGGCGGTTTCTCAATCCAGACATATTTTGCGACGTGCTTGTCTGTGCCAGAATTGTCCATTGCCACAAGCGGAACGACGCCCGAGTTCGTCAATTCGTCGGCCAACATCAACGCTGACATTGACGCATTCTGACTGCTTGTTTGTTTCAACCTCACCGTAATCTTTCCAGCTCGGTTGTTCGTTTTCGACCGCGATCCTTCACCCGTTGCGCCGATCTGTTTTGTGAACGACACCTCGTCACGCGTGACAACAAGGACGTCACCCTCTTCAAAATCAGAGAGGATATACGGACCAATCACTAACTTCATTTCTTTCAAATCCCACGTTTCCATTATTAACTCCTTCAAACGAATCGGTCGTTATGCGCTCACCGTGCCGCTGACGATGACGGTATGGATCGCGCCGGCCAACGCCTAGTCAAGGGCGGTTGTTCGTTTTCGACCGCGATCCTTCACCCGTTGCGCCGATCTGTTTTGTGAGCGACACCTCGTCACGCGTGACAACAAGAATGTCGCCCTCTTCAAAATCAGAGATGATATACGAACCAATCACTAGCTTCATTTCTTTCAAATCCCACGTTTTCATTATTTACTCCTTCAAACGAATCGGTCGTTATGCGCTCACCGTGCCGCTGACGATGACGGTATGGATCGCGCCGGCCAATGTGGCTTTCCACTTGATGTCAGTCAGCAATCGTGCGGATCGAGTTGCCGCTGCTACATCGGCCCGCTTCGGATACGTCAGATAGAATCCCAACGCCTCGTCAAGATCGGTGTCAAATGCTAAAAAACCGACGGTCTGCGCGATCTGCAAACGCATGGTGATCTGGTTGACAATCACCATAATCCCATCGTCAGTATATGGGACTTTGTTCGATGCCACGAGTGCGGAATAGATGTCTTCCTGCATCCGAGTTGTGAGCCAATCACGCCCGACAATGATGTCGATCCATTCGCCGGAATGAACACACCCTTCTCGAAAGATCGACGTTCCGCCGACACTGTCAAAGAAGTTCATGCGAAGCCCGCCAAGATCGCCGCCGCTCATTGGATCGCCGATCAGCCGAGCCTTCTGTGTTGGCGTAAGAGCGCAAACAACAAACCCATTTGGACTAGCGAATTTCCACGTCGCCGTTTCGGTGTCGAGGTCAACAGTCAGCCGCGAAGCAAAGATTCCGAAATCAAGCCACTGCTCGTTCGTGTCATCGGTGGCGTCTGCTTCGTTGTAGTAGCCTGTGCCGCGGGGGTCGTAGATCCCCATCGTGCGCTCAAAATCCATATCCGAGCAAGAGGCCGCAACCGAATCGCCGCCGTCATCTTCATCGACGGCATCCGTATCCGAACTTGCATAACTGAATACCGTGATTTCCGTTTCGGCTTTCGCCGCGCAAAGATACTGCGGAATTTTGGATCGGTCGACCAGTCCATAGGCGTACCACGCCGTCGAAGCAAGGCGGCACGCATCGAAGGCCTGAGCCATCGTCTCGCCGTAAAAACGAATATACGGGAAGTCGTCTTCAATGGCATCATCGAACTCAATGTCCAATCGACACGATGCACTTTCGTTGATCACAATAAACTTAGCCGGATCACCGCCCGGAATCGGATGCGCCGGAGTGAACTCAGCGAACACGCCGTCAATTGTCGCTGCGTTTATCGCATCGCGCCAACCCTCGAACAATTCATCGACATCAGTGACCGCGCCAGTCGTGAAAGCGCAATCGGTTTTGTTGACTGTGATTGTGTACTCGGTCAACGGAGTAACCGAAGCTCCGTTAAACGAAACGACGGCACCATACGGGAGTAACGTGAATTTTCCATCGCCCGCCGCAACGAAGGTTTCAACGGCGACCAGCGGAGTTCGCCCTTCGGTGCCTCTGACAATGAGCAACATCACCGGATCGTCGTCTTGCGTCAACGCCCCAGCGGTGAACGGAA